TGCCATGTCAAATTCCATTGCCGAAAACCATCAAGTTTAATTGCCTGCATTCTTTCAGCCGCTATCATAGCCTTCGGCATGTTTTGGGCTTGGTCTTGAACAAGCTTTTCAAAGCCTGCAGTCTGGCCCCCGTCATGGCGTAATTTTGCTTGCAGCCCTTCACCACACACAATGCCGTTATCACATGCGAACCGATAAATTCCCGACAGCAAGCGCAAGCTTTGTGATGCGTCGTGCGAATTCCAAAGCAGGATTTCAGGCCTATGCGGGGCGTCGTTTAAATCTTGTGCGAAGGCTATCAAGTGGCTTGCGAAAGGAATATTGCCGCTTTTGCGGCTAGGCTTTTGTGCGGCATAAACGGGTTTGAACCCGTTATCTTGCAAAATTTCAACCGCCTGCATTGTGTCCACAAAATCATAATTCTTTGAAGTTTTGGGGGCGGGGGCAGGGGTAAACGCTGCAGGGCATTTATCGAAAAGATCCGCTTGCGAAAGCAATGTGCGGGGGGTTTTGTCGGTTATCATAAGATCAAAAGGCATGTTTTTTCCTTCGGGTTTGGTTAAGTGTGAAGCTAGGAAAAGCCCTAGCCGAAGGCCCCCGCTTTGCTGCAGGGGCTAACGGCTAAGGCCTTAAATGCTTTTTGATATCCGCAGCCATTTCACCTTTGTCAGTATAAAAAGAACCGTCCGCAAAAAAGCTTTCGCCGTCTTGATCAAGCAACCAATAGCCCCAACCGTTTTGGTTTCTTTCGGTTCCAATTTTTGCGCCTATGGTAGACGCTAAAAAGCGCAATTCTTTAATGGTCATTAAACCGCCCCCGCTTTAATTTGAATATCTATTGCCGCCGCTTTGATTGCGTCAATTTGGCTTTGGCGCAAAGCTGAGTTTATCAAATGCATCACTTGCTTTTTAAATGCGTAGTGATTGCCATTGTTGAAATGTTGCGCTGCAATAATCATCGCTTTTTCTTGTGTCTTGTTCATGGTTTGGTTTTCCTTCTTGGTAAGTGTGAAAGGGGCAAAGCTTGCGCCCTGCCCCCTTGTTAAACCCTTTTAAGGTATTAGTAAAGCCATTTTATTAGATAGCTCAAAGCAAAATTGTTATTACAAAATACCAGAAGCAACAAAAGCCGATTAAAAGATAAAGCCCCGACATTATTCCGCCGCCTGCTTTATTTCTGCAAAGCCTGCAGCAAAGCCTGCTAACTGTTCACTAGCAAAGCCGTTTAAAGTGTCATGCATTAGCAAAATCGCAATTTCCTTTTTGCGATATTCCGGCAAGCCCTGCAGGCTTTGCACCAATTGCAACATTTCTTTATCGGTCATATCTAAGCCCCCCCAACATATCGAAGCCCGCCCTTGCATCGCTTATCGGGCTTAAAACCTAATTTTGCTGCAGCCCTTAAAAATAGCCTGTTAAATTCAGGGCGGTGTTTGATACTTCCAAAGCTTTTCGGGGCGTATTTATACAAGACAGGCTTGCCCCCATTCAAAGCGCAAAGGGCTAAGGCTTGCTTGCCATTGCTGGCGGCTCTTATCTTTAACATATCTAAGCCCCCCATTATGCCGCCGCCGTTGCGATAGCGTCCGCTTTTCTTTTGCTGGATCCGTGGGCAGGAAAGGCAACAATAGCCGCCCTTTGCTTTTGGCATAGCCTGCAGGCGTTGCAATCTATTGTGTCGGAATATGTAGCGGGGCAAATTACTATTTGCCGCCCTGCTTTAGTGTGAAGGCCTAGCGCTGCAATTCTGCTTTTATAAGCCTTTATACTTTCCAGCCATGTTACAACGCCCTTTTCCTTTTTATGCCGCCGCTCATATTCCAACGGGGCAATGCTAACAACGGGGCCGCAGTCTACATCCGCCAAAATATCAGCATGGTCAAAATTGTTGCCGCTTAAATTGACAGTGAAGCCAAGCAAGTTAGCCGCTTTTATTTGCTTTCTATTATCGGCGTGGGTTGGCTCGTAGTGTGTATAAGTGAAGCCCTGCTTTCCAGCGTTGGCGGTTACAAGCCCCCGCAAGCTTTGGGCGTCAATTCTTTCTTTATCATTAGGGCAGGGCACCAGATCCCCGCTTTGGTTATGCCGCCAAAAAGTACCAAGCGGCAAAGCGGCTACTGATTGCAGGAAAGCGGCAAAGCCCCGCCCTGCTTTTCCTTCGGTTACTTTGCGCCAAAACATGCCAAGCGGCCCCCCTTCGGCATAACATCCGCCCGCCCCGTCGGGGCCTTTCTTTAAGGCGCAAGCGTCGGGGCATGTAAAAGCGGTTGAAGTGCTAACGGGTATTTGCCCCGTTTTTTTGTTACTGCTTTTTAAGGTGAGATGAAAAAACAGTGCTACAGCTTCGGTAAACATTTTTAAAATTTCCTTCTTTGGTTTGGTTTAGTGCGAAGGCCTGCAGCGGTTTGGTTCGTGGTAAAGCTGCAGGCTTGCGTTTAGTTAAATTGAAAAGCTTTAAGCTTTCAAGGCTTAATTGCGCCAATTTAAAAATGATTTTTTTCTGAAATTTTTTGCCACTCTATTATATATATGTGTATATATGTATGGGCATGATGCTTATATATAGGGTGTAGTATGGGTTTGACGTGCGAGTAGTTTTCAAAAGAAAAACCCCCCGACTTGGGGAGCCGAGGGGTAGCGCTAGTGAAGGCACGGACAGGGAGGATAACCGTGCTAAGGAATACTAGCAAATGCGGTATAGGGTGGCAAGCATTATTTTATCATTGACAAGAACACCGCCACTTAGTTAGGCTCATATCCATCACACTAAACGGAGATACCTATGGTTAACCAAGTTAAATACTTACAGCGCAAGAAGCTGCAAGATGGTCAGGTGAAGTGGGCGTTTAACCCCCCGAAGTACCTCAAAGACGCTATCGGCGCTCAGTATGAGCAGTATGGCAGCAAAACAGATGCTATTATGCGCTGCGTAGAGGCAGAGAGTTTATATGAGGCTTGTCGTGCGAGTAAAACCACCACTCAGATCGACTCAGCCTCTGTTTCAGGCATCATGGATTGGTACAAGACAACCAAGGCATGGTCTGACCTTAAACCTAACTCCCACCGAACCTATGAGCAGCTACTGAATGGTGTTTTATGGCGTCGGATAGGTAAACGTCGTGGTGCTTTCGGTGTTATGAAAGCCCGTAATGTGAATAACCAAGATGCAGAGCATTTGTATCAACAGTTAGCATCTGACGTGTCAGTACACCGAGCCAGACACACTGTTAAGGTGCTGAAGCGGATTTGGAATGTTGCCGAAAAGATGTCCAAGGTGCGTGGCAACCCTTGGCGAAGCCTTGAGTTAGGCTCTGAGGCAGTCTCTGACATCATTTGGCGTGAATCACAGGTGATGCGGTTCATCGAAACCGCTGATGAGATGGGGTTATGGAGCATGGGTACACTGGCCCTGCTTTGCTACGATCTATGTCAGCGTCCTGGTGATATGAGACAGCTTACTTGGGATGCTTTGGATGGTGATAGCTTTGAGTTTTATCAGGAGAAGACAGGCACAAAGATAGAACTGGATGGTAGCCCTCGCCTGATAGGCCGCTTGATGTCCAAACGTAACTCTGGTGGCCCTGATGACTGCATAGTGCGCTACGAGGCTACTGGCAGGCCCTACGACAACCGTATGTACAACAAAAAGGCTGTTGAGATCCGTCAGAGAGCCATGTTGCCCTCTAAACTGACCATGAAGTGCCTGCGCCATAGCGGTGCAACTGAATTAGGTGAGGCAGATGCCACTGAGGATCAGATTGCCTCTGTTACAGGTCACAAGAGCCGCCAGATGCTCAATATATACGTGAAGAAGACCAAACGTCTGGCAGAAACCGCCCAGAACAAAAGGTTTGGCTGATGGCATCAAATGTGAGTGAGAGCAGAAGAGAATTAGAAGCGGAGATAACCCGCTCGTTAGATATTAGCCACCCACAGGCCACGATGCTTGTGGAGCGCTTTATCGACTTCTTCAAAGACATGAGAACAGAATTGAGGAAAACAGATGGAAGCCCCACTGCCCGTAAGCCTTGAGCTACACCTAGAGTTTATCGGTGTACTGCGCCGACTGCCTGAAGAGTTTGTCTTAGCGCAAGACCCCAAACTAAAGAGCTTGCGGAGTATAGAGTTCCGCCGTGTTGAGCTTGATGCCAATGGAGAACCGCCTTGGTGAAATGCGAAGCCTGTAACCATCGGCCCCCATTCTGCCTGTGGTTACAACAATGGCTATGTGAAGAATGCGCCCTTAAAATTGTCAGAAAGAAGAAGAATGAAAGTAGCAGCCAAGCTGGTGGGTAAAACTATGCCCTTTAATATCGATGCAGACACCCCTGAAGATCTAATCTCCTATTCAGCCAGAGTAAGTAACCCATCCAACCAGGCTAACCATAGTACGGCGGCGGGCTTATTGCGCTATTGTATGCGTAACAAACACTGGTCAGTGTTCGAGATGGCTAATGCTATAATAGAGGTTAAGGCCCCTCGTGACATCACCCGCCAGTTACTCCGCCACCGAAGCTTTAGCTTTCAGGAGTTCAGTCAGCGGTATTCAGATGAGATAGAGTTTACTGATCGTGAGTTCAGAAGGCAGGATGATAAGAACCGTCAGAACAGTATCGATGACCTTTCTGATGAGGTGTCTAAGTACACTCAGAACTGGATGTACAGAATCAAAGCCAACGCTCAACAGGCATACAAAGAGCTTAGGGGCTTTGATGTAGCCAAAGAGACATCCCGTGCCCTGCTCCCTGAAGGACTCACGATGTCTACCTTATACGTGAACGGCACACTGCGCTCATGGCTACACTACTTAGAAGTCAGGGATGATGAGGGCGTCACCCAATGGGAGCATGTCCTGCTTGCCCGTGAGATCAAGAAGGCCCTCACACCTGCATTCCCAATCGTCCTTAACAACATAAGGCGGAAGCAATGACAGGTAATATAAAAGGGGCGATCAAGGCCTCTGCTATAGTAGCATTTATAATCGCAGGATTGCCTGTACTGGTGGCAATGACCTACGAAGAGTTCCCCCGATATTGCAAGCAAACCATACTGCTTCCCTGCTTAGGTTTAGCCAATGAATAACGACATAAAGGTAGTAGAAATTGAGGAGCATGAGGATGGCTCTGCTACTCTGCAGGTAGAGTGTGACCCCGAGACTTTTGCTGAGATATTTAACTATGGTTTTGTTCAGCTTATCCGCAATGGGATAGAAGCAACAACGCCACCTCTTTATCGCACCCTTGAAAAGGAAGAGCGGGCAAAAATCGGAAAACACTTGCGTGATCATTATGATGAAGTCTATGCTGACATTCGTAACTTTAATGATGAGGAGAGGAATCGGGCAAGAGAAAGAGCAGAAAAAAATAAAGATTCGTCAGTTGATACTGATAATAATAAACTTGAATAAACTAAACTTAACTCTGGCAAATATTATCGTTTATAATTAGGCACTTGGTTGCGGGAGTAGGATTTGAACCTACGACCTTCAGGTTATGAGCCTAGACAGGTAAAAACCCATTATAAACAGTACTTTAGCCGCAGCAAGCACATGAAGATAAGTTACTAGGCCCATAACTAAGTGGCGGTATTTTATCATTGACTATATAGAAAATGTGTATAGCCTGCGGCTAACCCGCTAGGGTTAGGATAACACCTAACAGTAGGGAGCAGTAAGTGAAGAGTAAATATTCAGAAGATTGTAAATTAGAATATGCAGAGGGTTATATCACCCCCAAAGCATTTTTATGTGATGTATGCAGCGACCTTGTGCTAAGAGATTACCTAGCTTTCCTTGTAGTATTTACATATATCGACAGAACATTTCCCGTCTTCTTCTCAGATCAAACAGAGCAGAGGTCTTTAAGGACTATTAAGTGCTGCAGCAAATGCGGAGAGGATCTGTAATGCCCAGCTACCGTGAACAGATAGATGTAGTTAAGTCTATCCGTATATCGGAAGGTGATAAGAAAACTATGGACTGTCCCTTTTGCGGGGGCAGATCTAAATTCACCATAGATCGATATGACGGTAAGCTGATCTGGAACTGCTTTAGAGCATCCTGCAATGCCAGAGGATCGTTCACAGGCAGGCGAAATGAAGATGCAGTCAAGGCATTTCTATCTGGCAATTCTACCCAGAAAAAAAATAATAGAATAAACCTGATACCAAAAATCACTACAGCCCCAGAGAATTATAGCCCTGCTATGGAATACTTAGAGAGTGTTAACAGCTTAGAGGCTTACCTCAGAGGCGATATAAGAGTCCGCTATGCGCCTTCCGAAGATAGGGTACTCTTTTACACCTCAGATGCTACAGGCGCTGTAGGGCGCTCTCTGAGTCGCTCTAAGTATAAGTGGTGGAACTATGGCGATCTAACTGGCGGAATACACGTCGGAACAGGCGATCATGCGGTGTTAGTAGAAGATGCGCCCAGCGCCTGTTCAGTGTCACGCATAGAAGGTTTAGTTGGAGTAGCCCTGCTCGGCACTAACATTACTAGGGGCATCAAAATGACACTTAGTAAGTACACAACAAAAACATTAGTGCTTGACAACGATGCCAGGGCTAAGGCAATATGCCTAAATAAGCGGCATTCTTGTATTACAAGAGTACGCTTTAGTAAGAAAGATCTGAAGCACTTAGCAGAGGGGGCTATTAAATGTATATTAGAGTAGATGGCTTTTGGTGCTATTTTGAAGATCCTAGAACTACGTTTCGAGATATTGTTGAACACACTTTTACGGGTTCTTATCTTCTTAAACAGTACGGTGCCCACTACAGAAAAGCTATGCGTATACAAAGCAGTATTTTGCGTACAGTGATATTCAAAACAGCTTGTAGATATTTAAAGTGGAAATTTCCACCAACAGCACCGCCGACCGCTTGAACATATAGAAATTCTGACATAGGGGCGCAGGCAATCGGCTGCGTAAACAAGTATTCGTCTAAGCCGCCAATACAGACGTAAAAGCAAAAGGAATGGCAAAATGAAAGCTCGTGGAATTGTAGTCATAGATTATGACATTGAAGGTGGATTCAAAGAAGCCGCCGAGGAACAGGCCAAGTTAGAACAGGCCATCCAAGACATTGTAAAAGGCAACAAGCGTGTTGTCTTTCATCAGGTAGATATGAAAGAACGGCGTGGAGACGTGCCACCTGACATAACCAAGATGAAGTTCAGAACTAACTGATAACTAACAACAATTTAAGAAATTAGCCCTGATCGAAAGATTGGGGCTTTTTTTATTCAAACAAGGTGTTATGCTCCGCCACCTAACTATAATCAAAAAGGGAGCAGTACAATGGAACTTCCATTACTTACCACTCTGCTTTGCAGTGGAACTTATACCGCCAATCAGAGCAGGCTGAAGCGCAGTATATTCTCAGAAGATACAGTTGAGATCTTTGACTTACTGAAAGCAGCACACACTAAATACAACCACGATATTACACCTGATGACCTGTACAGCTTATGGGTCACAGAGCACCCCGTAGCCACCACGGCAGAGGTGCATGACTTCCGTGATCAGATAGACCTGATGAAGGCTTCAGCGCCTTTAAGCGAAGATGTAGCCACCGACGTTATCGGTAGCCTGTGGCGAAAGGAGACAGGGCTAGAAGTTAGTAACCTCGGAATCCACATGTCTATGGGTGACACCTCTGCCATGACCCGCCTCAAGTCTCTGCTTGAAAGAGTAGCTGATGGCTACATGCCTGACGATTTCGGTGAGGCTACAACAGATGATATATATGAGCTTCTGGCTGAAACCTCAGACGAAAATCGTTGGAAGTTTAACATCAGCACCTTATCCCGCCAAATCTATGGCATAGGCCCATCTGAGTTTGGGATTGTGTTTGCACGTCCAGAGGTGGGTAAGACCGCTTTCGTTATCTCTATCTGCGCTGGGCCTAATGGCTTCTGTCAGCAAGGGGCTAAGGTGCTTTACCTCGGAAATGAAGAGAAGACTACACGCACAAAGCTTCGGGCTATCCAAGCCTGCAGTGGCATGAACCGTGAGGAGATAGCTGCGAACCCTGATCTAGCCATGAGCAAATACATGAGCATTAAAGATCGTCTGGTTATGAAAGACATCCAAGAGTGGGATCTGGATCGTGTGGACAGTTACTGTGAGCTTAACAAGCCTGACGTAATTATTTTAGACCAAGGGGATAAGATCAACATAGCTGGTAGCTATAACGCCAGCCATGAACGAATCAGAGAGCTATTCAGATCTATTCGTGAACTTAGTAAGCGTCACAATGCAGCCCTGCTTACAGTAAGCCAAGCGTCGGCTGATGCAGAGGGTAAGACCCGCATAGACTTCTCAATGCTGGAAGGTAGCAAGACGGGCAAGGCAGCGGAAGCTGATGTGATATTTGGCCTGTCTAAATACAGTTCTAACACGGATGATGATGCGCCTGATAACACCCGCTTCATTAACATAAGCAAGAACAAACTGTCGGGCTACCGTGGCTGCATCATCTGCAACATTGAGCCAGAAGTGAGCCGCTATGTTGAATAGTCTGTTAAGCACAACCACACTCGCCCGCCTTAACATTCTATTCCTTGACCTTGAAACAACCGTACAGCGGTTCGATGGCAAGATAGATAACTCTCCCTTTAACCCTGATAACAAATGCGTTTCTGCTCATTTTGCTATGAATGCAGATCCTGTTACGCATCTTGTATTCTACCATGATGAAAAGGATCAGCCCGACAGCCCAGCGCTTCTGCAGGAAGCCTTGAGCCAAGCTGATATAGTCGTATGCCACAATGCTAAGTTTGACGTGCAGTGGCTTCTGGAGATGGGCTTCACTATTAAAGGCAGCGTCTACTGCACGATGATAGGTGAATACATCCTTGCTAAGGGGCAGAGACAGAAGCTTTCTCTGAAGGATACGGCAGAGCGGCGGAATGTAACCCGCAAGAAGTCTGACCTTGTAGATGATCTATTCAAGGCAGGCACAGGCTTTGAGAGCATGGAGTTGGCTACGGTGATTGAGTATGCCGAAGCTGATGTTATTGCCTGTCGAGAGATCTATCATGCCCAGCAAGCGGACTTTGCAGAGGATAAGAATGCTTCCCTGCTAAACATCGTATATCTGATGAACGATATGCTGCAGTTTCTGGTGGAGATTGAACGCAATGGGGTGAAGATAGATAACACCGCCCTGCAGCGGATTAAGGCACACTTTCTTAAAGAGCAGGCTGAGTTACAAAATGACCTGAATGAAATTGTTGAAGAGGTTATGGGTGACACGCCTATTAACCTAAACAGCAACGCAGATCTATTCTCAGTCATATACAGCCGTGAGGTAATAGACCGTAATAATCACATACAGGTCTGGAACATAGGCACTGACCACAGAGGCAAGCCGAAGTATCCCCCGAGGATGAATGCTGCGGAGTTTAAACGTGCGGTGCGGGCTACCACCCGAATCATAAAGCGTACAGTGGCTGTTTGCTGCCCTGAGTGTCGGGGGGAAGGCAAAGTATACCGCAAGAAGGTAGATGGATCTCGCTGGAAGAAGCCAAGCAAGTGTCCATCATGCCTAGGTGCAGGGGCTTTATATCAGCCGACGGATAAGACTGCAGGTTTGATGCTTAATCCGCAGAACCCTAACTGGGCATCTATCAACGGCTTTAAGACCGATAAGGATACGATGCAGCGTCTAATCCTGCAGGCAAGAAGCAAGGGTAAGTATCTTGCGGTTGGCTTTTTAACCAAGATCTCTCGCCTCAATGCCATCAACACTTATCTCGACAGCTTCATTCAGGGCATAGAGACATGGACTAGGGCTGATGGCATTCTGCACACGCAGTTTAACCAGTGCGTAACAGCCACTGGGCGGTTATCCTCAACCTCTCCAAATCTGCAAAACATGCCCAAGAGAGGCTTTCCTGTACGAGAAGCGGTAGTAAGCCGATTCCCTGACGGTCTGATAATTGAAGCAGATTTCAGTTCTTTAGAATTTGTGGTCTGTGGAGAATTGTCGAGAGATACGCAGATCATATCTGATGTTTTAAACGGCAAAGATCTTCACAAACAGACCGCTTCGATTATTCATCAGTGTGATGTTTCTGAAGTAACAAAGGAACAACGTCAGGGTGCAAAAATGCACTCGTTTGCCCCTATATATGGGGCCACGGGCAATCAGTACGAAGGGCATACGAAAGAATATTATACCGAGTTCTTCAACATCTATCAGGGCCTTGCTGAATACCATCAGCGCCTAGCCAGCGGCGTTCTAAAGGACGGGCATGTGCGGATCTTTTCAGGGCGGCAGTTCTATTGGCCTGATGTTAGACGCACACGGAATAACCGCACAACCTTCTACACTCAGATCGTTAACTATCCCGTACAATCCGCAGCTACCGCAGACCTTGTGCCTCTCTCCTGCATCCGTGCGTTCAGAAAGTTCAGGGAGCTAGGGCTTCAGTCTAAGCTTGTACTGACTGTGCATGATAGCATCGTCGTAGACACCCACCCAGAAGAGATTGAGCAGGTTAAGGACGCCCTACGCTGGGCAATGGAAGGCGTGACAGAGGAAGCCTCTGAGCTTTGGGATTACACCTTTGCCCTACCTCTCAACATAGAAATCTCTCGTGGCGAAAACTGGCTTGAACAAGAAGAATATGATTGACTCACGCCACCTAACTATGCCACAATATAATACCACCTTAGAAAGGATCAAAACTTATGAATGATCTCGCAAACATTGAGAACAGCGATTTAGCAGAACTAGCCGATTTTCTCGGCACACAGGTAGGGAATGATAGCGGCGGTAGTGATATTGCTCGTGTCCCTGAACTTAAAATTATGAGCAAAACCCGTGACAAGGCCACAAAGAAACCCGTTACACCTGGAACCTTTTACCTGACGAATATGGATAAGGTTGTGTATGCAGAGACGGTCAAATTCAGGCCTATCTGTTCACACATACAATACTTTCATTGGGGTGATGTAGACGGGCAGCGTAAGCTGATCTGTAAGTCTCGTGCGGTAAAGAACCAGCGGGATGAAGCTCGTGATACCCTAGGCGGTATTGCCTGTGGAATGCCCTCATGGGATGATCGTAAGGAAATGGATAAAGATTCGCAGCGAAAGTGGCGGTCTATGCAGCATAGGGTAACCCGTGGCCTCGCTACCATGACAGGTAAAACGGCTGATGGTGAAGAGGTTACCATTGAGAACCAGCCCATCATTATGTTTCATAAGAACAGCACTTACAGCGGCTTCTGGAACCAGTTTGTGAAGAAGGTTCCTAAAGGGCGTCAGCTTTATGAATACGAGGCCACCCTGACTTCTGATTATCAGGAGAACGGTGACGTTGAGTGGTATTTGTTTAACTACGACATTGACCTATCCAACCCTTTAGTGATGGATCTTAAAGACCCCTACTCACAGGCTCTGAGAGATACGATGAAGGTCTTTGCTGATACTATTAAAGCAGAGAATACTTATGTGGATGGTAAATACTTTGATGCTCTGAAAGAAGGTGCTTTGGATGAACGGGCTGTTGAGGCCTTGGGTGACAGCTTAGACGATGACTTTGAGGAAGTCGCTTAATGCTGCAAGAAAAGCTTCATGCCCTCGGGGATAAGCTGTCTAACGATGAGTTTGATGGGTTACCTGACCCAGAGAAGATCGTAGATGAGGCATTGGCGGAGTTGCGCAAAACGTGGCTCCGTCAGCTTTCCCCCCGCAAAGAGGATAGCTTCAAGTTTAGGATGTCCAACGTAGGTAAACCTCTGTGCCAGCTTCAAATGGGTGCATCAGGGGCTAAACCTAAGCGGAAGTCCTATAACTTTAAAACTCAGATGATGATCGGAGATGCTGTTGAGGCAATAGCCGATATCTATTTGGCTTTGGCAGAGGTGAATGTCACCAGTTCAAAGGATGAAGTTAAGCTTGATGTAGGTGATGTCACAATCAACGGCACGGATGATGTTGAGATAGATCACAAGGTCTATGACATAAAGTCCTGCTCACCGTGGGCTTTCGATAACAAGTGGGCGCATGGTTACGAGGCCTTGAAGCAGGACGATCCATTCGGTTACGTCGGGCAACTAACAGGCTATGCCAATGCTAAAGGTAAAGAGGTTGGCGGCTGGATTGTAATCAACAAATCTACAGGCCACTTAGTGGTGGTTGAGGCTGACGCATCGGAAAACGAGAAGGTGATGAACCTTTTTAACATCCAGAATAACGTAGAAGCCGTAACAAAGAACCACCCCTTTGAACGTCAGTTTGAGGCGGAACCAGACAAGTGGAGAGGCAAGGCTACAGGCCGTAAGCGTCTCAGCAAATCTTGTGGTTTCTGTGATTATGTTGGCTCTTGCTGGCCTACCGCTAAGTATGAAGCTCATCCTGATAGCACGGCTAAATCTCCGCCACACTACTGGTTCGTAGAGGATGCCTGATGCCAATCAAACCTTCGTCCGCAAAGGCTAAGGGGAGAAAGCATCAGCAATACGTTAGAGATAAAATCCTAGATCTGTTTCCTAAGTTGGAGCCAGATGATGTCAGATCAACAAGTTCTGGCGCAGGTGGGGAAGACGTTCAACTCTCCCCCGCCGCTAGGAAGCTCTTTCCGTATTCCGTGGAATGCAAGGCCCTGAAACAAATCGGTGTCTACAAATTCATGGAGCAGGCTGAGTCTAACTGCCCACCCAAAGCAGAGCCAATAGCAATCATCAAAGCAGATCGGCGGAAACCACTGGCGGTCATAGATGCAGAACACTTTTTTAATCTGATCGGACAATTACATGGCAAAACTAAAACTTCCAAAAAATAGCATGGGGTTTGTCTTCAGCGTAGATCCTGAAAGCGGGGAAATCTTTCTCAACGCTGACGCCAATATGGGTGATGATCTCCTGCCTCAACAGGCCGCTGAGATGATGGATCTGTTTAACGGCCTGTCATTCTTTCTAGACTTCGGTGTGGACTACCTTGCGTCCAGTGGTGCTGTCATCCGTGAGCTTGATGAAGAGCGACTCGGTGACATTGAATTTGAGCCAGATGAAGAGCTTCTGGATGCCGCTTCTGGCGCAAAGATCATTCCAATAAACGGCAAGAAGAGGCCGCACTGATGGATGACAAATGGTATGATCTTAACGAAGATCCCAACCCCACCTACGACATTGTGCATGACCGCAAGAAGGTAGCCTCAGACGGTCTGTCCACCAGCTACTATGCCCTTCCTGCCCATGCCAAAGAGCTTCGTCACCTCATCAGTCACAAAGGCATGAGCAAGAGCCGTGGAGACATTTTCAAGGCCTGTTACCGCCTCGGAGAGAAGCAGGGAACTGACACGCTCTACGACTTAAACAAGATGAAATTCTTCATCGAAGATTTAATCGAAATGCATCAACGGGGAGAACACTTATGAACATGCAAGATTATCAAACACAGGCTTCTAAAACCGCAATCTACAACGATGCGGATATCATCATTTATCCTGCATTGGGGATATTAAGCGAGGCGGGTGAAGTTGCAGGGAAAATAAAAAAAGTCCTGCGGGATAAAAATGGAAATTTTGATCCCGTTGAGCGGCAAAAGATTTCCGAAGAAATT